GATTCGCAAAGACCATGATTTCGAGCTTCCCAAAAACACCTTGATGGCATTTCGGCACGTGCTAACGACCTCAACCAAGGATCGAGACGGGGACGTTCTTCATGCTGGTGGGGCCAAGCCTGATCCGAAGATGTTGATGCTTTTCCAGCATCTACACAACTCGCCGATCGGCAAAGCCATTACGATTGCCGATCAGACCGATGAATACCTCAAGATGATTTCCTGCATCGTCGATATCAACCCGCTGAGCCATGATTGTGCGGTTATGATCGACAACGACATGGGCCGGTTCAGTCACGGTTTTCGGGCCATTGATTTTGACGAGATCAAGGAGGGGGACAGCAAGAAACCAAACGGATCGTTCGAGATTCGTGAGTTTGAGATCATGGAGGAAAGTTTGGTCAGTGTTCCAGCCAACATCGACGCGACGACCGAAGAGGTCATGCTGTCGTTGGTCGAGGGCGGGAAACTGACTAGTCCGTTAATGAAGGTGTATGGTAAGACCCTGCGGGACAAGCGGCCGGTTTCGGTGCCAGTCACTTTCCGAGAGATTCAATGCAATTCATTCGACGAACTCAAGCAGGCTCACGATGCTGGTTTGATCGCCGGAGCAGCCCAGGAGAAGAGCGATGAACAAGACGACAAAGGACTCACAGCCCCCGCATCAGAAAAAGCCGGGAAGACCGACGACAACAAAGGACACGGCGAAGACGGAAAAGCGGAAGGTTCCGACAAGGAAATAGTTTGTCCGAAGTGCGGCGGAACTCTCAAGGATGGTAAATGCTCAGAGTGCGGTTATGTGATGCCGAAGTTGGATGAGGGTGGCAAGGTTGTCGTCGGCGGGAAGCCAGAAGATGGGGAGAAATACTACGCGGCCATCGACAATTCCTATGAATGGGTCCGAGATCAGTTGAATCCCCAAGTAGGGAATCTCTTGGCCCCGGCTGAAAATGAGTTGTGCTACATCGAGGCCACCTTTTCAGATCATGTGATTGTGCAAAAGGATGGGAAAGACGCCCCCACCTATTATCGAATTGCTTGGGAAATGAAGGACGGAAAACCTGAATTGGGAACCGAAGCCAAACCCGTTGAGATTGAGCCGGCCAGGGTGCGGTTGCCCAAGGGAACAAAACCCGAGGGAATCAAACAGGGCCGAGCCTTTTCCAAGGCCAATGAAGTGCGTCTCCAAGATGCCGTCGATGATCTTGCAGAACTTAGCAAGATGGATATTCCCCGATCTGCCAAGGCTTTGGTGAAGTCGGCATCGGGTACGTTGGCAGTCATATTGAAACAACTTGAGAAGCCGGAGACGCAAGACCCTGAGCAGCAGTCTACCATGGCCCTGTTCGTGGCAAATGCTTCCCCGACCGAACGAAAACAAATGAAAGAATTGCTTGCGATGTTCGAGAAAACCGAACAGCGAGCAAAAGAAGTGAGACAATACCGGGGATTGTTCCCTGGCAAGACACGCCGGGCAAAGTGATCCAGGCGGTCAACTAAGTTTCGGTTCAACCAGGAGAAAAAAATGAATCTGACCGAAGCTCTGAAAAACTGGCTCGTTGAAAACAAGAAAGTCGACAACAAAGACGTTTCTGACGACGTGTTCAGTAAGGCCGCTGCGGAGGCATTGTGTGACAAGTCTCTATCGGCCGAGGATTATTTCGAGTTGTCAAAGGAAGCTGACGACGAGAACGCCGATGAGGTTGCCAAGCATTTCCAATCGCTTGGAGCCGACATCAAAGAAACCAACACCCTGCTCAAATCGATGATCGAAACGAGCAAGGACTTGAAGATCGAGGACAAGGAAGAGGAAGAGGATGAAAAGGATGAGGAAACGGAAGTCAAGGGAAAGATTCCCAAGACTGACAAGAAGGTCGACGTCTCCGGCCTCGTGGCTTCCCAGGGTGGAACGCCTACGGAGCTCGGCCAGGACAAGGCCGTCAAGATTCGGGTCAAGGAAGCGGCTGACATGTACGACATGCAGCGAAAGTCGATGGTCTATCCGTCGATGAAAGAAAACGGTCGGGCCCACCAGCTTGCTGGTCAACGGGTCAAGGACTTCGGTCGTGCTCTCGATGAGCCGAGCGAACAGGACGCAGCCCTGGCCGGTGCCTGGGCCAAGTTCCAGATTGCGTCGGCCTGCCCGAAGATCGCAGGAAGTGCCGAACGTGCTTGGGAAGTGATGCCTGAACACGACAAGAACCTGCTCCACCATCTTACCGAAAAGGGGATGTGGGACGATTCTTTGGACCCCGACGTGACGGGTCGACCTCGACTGCGTTCCCGCAAGGGCTACGCCGGTGGGATGAAGGCCCTGATCGATGATTCGACCAGTGGTGGCCTCGAAGCCGCCCCGATCGTGTTTGACGACATGGTCATTACGACTCCGTTGCTTTATGGTGAGCTGTATCCGCTCGTCAACACCGTTCCGCTGGCACGCGGTCGCCGAGTTGAAGGGGTTTCGACCGGAACCGTGACCAGTGCTTGGGGTGGGGTCGATGATACGGCTATCACGTTGTTCAGTACGGCAACCTACGTGTCGGCATTCGATACGACCATCTTCAGGTGGCAGGGTTCGGTCAGAATCGGATTGGACTTCCTCTCCGACACCCCGATCGATTTCGGTCGCCATATCACCGGCCAGTACGGTGAGAGGTTGCTGGAGGATCTGGATGATGTGATCGCTGTCGGAAACGGCACGACCCAACCAGAAGGCGTCATCAACAAGACCGGTGCTACGTCCGTCAGCTTCGGTGGATCGACCTCCATTGGCAATTACGAATCCCTGCGATTCGGTGTTGTCAAGGCCGAGCACCGAGCCAACGTCAAGGCTTCGGCGGTCTTCTGTGGAACGGAAACCAGCTACTCGCGAGTCATGGCTCTCAACGTGGGAACCACCGATGCTCGCCGCCTCTTCTCCATGTCGGAGCAGGGGCCCAACTACGACGGCTACACGATCATGGGCCGTCCGTACAAGATCAATGAATCGCTGAGCGAAAGCCAGCTGTTCTACGCCATCATGGCCCGGTACCGAATGTACCGACGCAAGGGTTTGGCAATTCGGACTTCGACCGAGGGCGACACCCTCATCCGTCGGAACGAGATGCTGATCGTTGCCATGTCCCGTTGGGGCGGCCAGATGGAGCGTGGGGCGTGTTGTGCCGTTGTTACCAACGCACCCGCCTAAGAATCCCTGTTGCAACGCCGGCTGGAGAGGTTTATCGTTCTTCGGCCCTCCAGCCGGCGATTTTCAAACGAAGAACAAATCGAAGAACAAACACACACGAGGAGAACGAAATGAGTGCAAGCGTACCACCTTTTGGAATCAAAGCTGATCACCCCCGGAACTGTGATTTGAAAATCCAAGGCATCCCTGGCTGCCGACTTCGATCTCGCATCACCGCGAGCCGTACCGTGGTTGGAGGCCCTCAGAATCCCGACGACATAGTGATCCCACCCGATCAGTCGCGGCACTTGGGAATCCTGCCGGAGATCCCGGGGATGGAGCTTCATATCAATCCGGAGAAATGCACCTACAAGATCCTTGATCCGTTACATGGTGACAATAAGATTTTGAAGCGGATTCAGCGTGGTCTGGAACAGGACGATCGACCGTTTCGCGGTACGAAGTTTGCAGGTGTCCCTCCCAAGGAAGGGAAGTTGGACAAGCACCGGATGAAGACTCTGTGCCGTGAGTTGGTGCAGTTGTTGGAATGTGAGCATGTAGCGATGGCCAAGGGACCGAAACCCGGTCTGGAAGAGGTCAATGAGTTGGATGGGAATTACCTGACCAACCCGGGTGCGACGGTTCCCAACACCCAGCCGATGTTCGAGAAGGACATGGCAGATTACGACGCCAAGGTCAACGAGGTTCATTGATGGCAGTAGCATCCCGAGCCATCGAAGCAGCCCGAGCCCGGCAAACAATCCGGGCCGGGCAGTCCGAGGTTCGGATTGAATGGATGATCAAAGAGGTCGTTGGCAAGATCAACATGACGATGGATCGTCGAACCCGACTTGCTACTGAATTGGTGAAGAGCAAGATCATCAAGAACATCTCGGTGGCAGTGCTCAAGGAAACGGGACCGATGGGTGGAACTATTGTTACTCAACGGAGTGTGCGGGGGGAATTTCCCCGGGCCGATACCGTGCAGTTGTTGAAGTCATTGTTCAGCGAAGTGAAGATTACGAAGAATGGATCGCAGGGGTATGTCGGCACCCCGCTTTCGTATGGACTGATTTTGGAGCTCCACCGTAGACGCAGTTTCCTGGTTCGGACTCTTAATGAAAACAGGTCAAGAGTGAAGGCTATTTTGTCGAGTCGCATCAAATGAGCATAGGATCAGCTGACATTCAGAAAGTGATCAAGGCGGCCTGGGACACAGCGTCCTTGGACGACAAGTTCACCGATTTGGGTGGAAGCACTCCGGTCTTGAACTATGGTGAGGCGACCCCGGAACAAGATCAACCGTATTGCGTTTGGGACTACGCATCACCGGACGTCGAAACGAGAATGACTGGCGGATCAGCCACATTGAATCGAGAAATCCGAAACGGCAGTCTGAAGTTCGATGTTCATGCGAAGCCAATTGATGGGGAGTCTCGCGGATCTTCCGAGATTGCTGCGTATCTGATCGAAGAGATCATGAAGGTGTTCGGCGGTCATCCAGAGACAAACCCAACCGCGGAGTACGCCCTGGCAGCCGGCAATTTCCTGAATATGCAATACACGAGAGACTACTGTGTACGAAGTGGAGACAACAACAATTATCAGTGGACGCTCGAATACCAAGTGACCGTCGACGTCCCAGTAGCTTTATAGGGAGCGAACAGTGGCAACTCAAACAATCACGACCCCGAAAATCAGTATCCAAGTTGCTGGTACGATCAAGAACACCTTGGATGATGGGGCCGTTTCTGCCATTGCCCATCCAGCCTGCAACATCTCGCCGACTCTGGCAAACGGGGTCAGTGCGGCCCAATGCAATCGGGGTTGGCAGCGAAAGTCAGTGACGATCACCAAGGGAGCTCAGGAGACAATCGATCTCTATGACTTTGTCAACATCGACATTGGAGCGGGTGCTGGACTGGATGGTCTTGGGCAGGCAATCACCTTCGAGGAAATTGTCTGCATCGTGATCTTCAACGAGAACGCCGTTGGGGCAGCAGGTATCTTGGAAGTGATCCCAGCCAGCAGTCAGGGATGGGATCCAATTGGAATCCATACGAATGCCCTTGGTGGGGCCTTTCATGGTCAATCGGGGCTTGTCAAGTTCGACACCTCGGAGACGGCGTTTGCCCTTACCGATGCTTCCAGTCACCGAATCACCCTACGTGCTGTGGATGGGGATGTTTCGGTGTCGATCTACATTCTGGCCCGCCACGACGACAATGAATCCAGTTCGAGTTCGTCATCGTCCAGCAGTTCTTCAAGCAACTCGGTCAGTTCCAGCTCGCAGTCCACCAGTACCAGTTCAAGTTCTTCGAGTCAATCGACATCCAGCAGCAATTCGTCATCTAGCTTGTCGAGTGCATCCAGCCAATCTTAGTATAGGAGTTTCGTATGTCCAGTGAGAATACCCTAACCGGCCGGCTCGGTAACTTCCAAGTCGGTACCTCAGAAGTTGCCCGCACCACGCAGTGGGCCACCAATCCGACCCTTGCGAGCAGCAGTGAGTGGGGGGACAGCGACAGCTCCGGCTTCACAAACCGAGCAGCGGGCCGCAAGGATTGTACGTTCAACGCCGAGGGCAAGTACAGCACCACCGCCGAGCAGTTTGATCTGTTCCAGCCTGAGGACATTCTGGTCTGTGTGTTGTGGTTGAATCGCACCGACCTGTATTGGGATTTCCCTCGGGCCCTGTGCAATGACTTCAATCTCACCGTCAACATCGATACCGAAGAGGTGATCGGCTGGACCTCGGGTTGGGGTGCCGATGGCGTTTATTACTACCCAGGTGAAGCCTCGGCAACGGCTCGAACATTCCCGACGTAGTTGAAGGTTTGAAATGAATACCACTACCAAACTTTTAGAGCAGATCGCCGAGACCTACCAACTGTTGGGGCAGGTCTTGACAAAGACCCAACGGCATCGGCCGGCCGGGTCTCCTCAGGGTGGGCAGTTTGCTCCAAGTTCTGGTGGTGGCTCTGGCGGCTCCGGTGGGCCGAAAAAGCCGCCTGTGTTGGCTCAGCCCCCGAAACCAGGGGGAAGGTTGGGCGGAAGTCCCGGGGGCCGGGACTCCTACAACGATCGCATTGAGGGAACTCAGAAGGAAGCCGATCGGGAGGTCAAGCGGGCCGACAAGGCTGTTAAAAAGGCAGAGGTGGCGTTGGGTCGGGCAAAGGTTCGTTTGGCTTCCAGTAAAGTAGAAGGATTGAATAAACAGTTGGTTGAAATCAAAACAAAAAAAGCAGTTTTGAAGGAAAAGCTAGCAGCAAGCCAAGCCCGAATTGCCGCTTTGAAAAAGCAACTGAAGAAGAGTGTTGAAAAGGACCTCGACAAGGAACTGAAGGTCATGGCGATTTTGATTGAATCTCTCCAAGGAATCACCAAGGATGCCGAGACCCTCGTCAAAAAGTTGAATGCAATATGAATTACCCAACGATATTCAAAGTACGAAACGAACATCACAACCTTCCGACATGCCCTTGTGGGGACTGCCGGAAGGAACGCGGGCGGCGTCTGGCTTCCAAATCCCGACACCCCTCTCTTTCCCCTCGTTCGGCCAAGATCCTTGGCTACATTTCGCGACTCCATCCCGATGGTTCAGTCGCCCGCGGCTTGATGAAGAAAACGGGCGTGGTCTAGCAACGGCCTCGTCTACAACCCAGCAACAGGAGAAAAGAAATGCCAGACGACATGGCAAGGGCGCTTGGCGCTCCGAGCCCACTCACCATTACAATCGCCGGGAAAGAATGCCAGGTACGACCACTTGGTGTTCGGGAACTCACCGTGGCCGAGCGAGATTGCCTTGAGCGGTATCGCCGGAGCTACATTAAGACCTACGCCGACAATGATGATCTGATCCCGGATGGTTCAATGAAGGTGGTTGAGAAGGCAGAGGAGGCGGCCCGTTGGGACGTTGGGGATCTTCCCCACAAGACAGCCTATTCGGTTGAGAATGTCAAGGTGACGGCCGAGTTGCAGGACTACCTACGGGACGAGTTCGGCCTGGGCAAAGCCCCAACGAAGGGACAGAAGAAGGATATGTCATCGGCCGAGTTTGCCAAGCTCAAGAAGAAGAGCGGGTTGACTACAGAGCGTTGGCAGCGGTTGGCGGCCAGTGCCATGGACAGTGGGGTCTTGTCTCCCGAACGGTTTGAGGAGATGACCGAGGCCCCGCCGAAGAAGGGGAAGGTGCCCTATGTTAATTGGTGGATCACCGGATGCTTCGAAGGCATGATCACCTTTTGTTGGGTGTGTTTCAGAAAAGAAGGCGTTTCACGGGAGCAGGTAGCCGATGCCTTGACTGACCGACCGGCGATGCTGGTTGAGTTGAGTCGGGAGATCGAAAAGCTATCTGTTCCTCAGGAAAAAAATGGATAGGGCTCGCCGCACTTCGCAGGGATGAAGAAGACGGCGAGCAGGACTTAACAGAGTATCGAGGCGGCCTGTTATACGGGATCGGACCATGGCACGTTCACATTCTTTGCAGCTCACCGATGTCAGTGGATGGTGGCTTTGGAATGAGCATCGAAGAAGTGGCCGTTATGACCCTGGACTCGATCATGTGCTTATTCGCCAATAGGAAGCTGTTGGAGAGCCGAGGCGGGGGCAAGGGCGGGGTGCCTTCGGAACCGAGGGCTGCCGCGGCGATGTTGGAGGCCGACGAGGATGGACTGTACAAGGGAGTGTCTGAGGATGGTAAGCCGATGCGGGCCAGGATAGGAGGCAAGAGCGTGGCAAGGAAACTGATTGAGGCTGAGAAAGTGAAGGAAGAGGAAGAAGCGAAGATAGCGGCTCAAAAGAAGAACAAACGAGGAAGAAGACGCGGGAGGAAGAATCGTGGGTCTTGAACTAGCCAAAGCATGGGTGAGAGTTGGTGTTGATTCCTCCGCCATCATTCCTGGCATGAACGTGGTGAAGAAGCTCATCGGTGGGTCAATGGGTCGAATTCTCGGTACCATCACCAACAAGTGGATGATGTTGACTGCTGCCATCGGTGGCGGTTTGACGGTGTTGGGTTCCCTTCGATCTGCTGGTAAGTTTGAACAGACCACCATCGCCTTTGAGACCATGCTGGGGTCGGCTGAGGAAACGAAAAAGGTGTTGGGCGAACTGACAGAGTTTGCTGCCTTGACCCCTTTTGAAATGCCGGAGATCGAGGCGGCTGCCCGAGGATTGATTCAGTTTGGAACGCGGGGAAAGGACTTGATGGATACCCTCAACATGTTGGGCAATGCCGCATCAGGCACCTCTACGCAATTTGGTATGGTGGCCCTGATCTTCAATCAGATCCGTGGTGTGGGCAAGTTGCTCACACA